CCAATGAGACGCACGGTGTACTCCACGAACAAGTCACCGTATACAACATCCGTTGCTGCGTTCACTGTCGCCGCTAGGAAATAACCAATATCCGCGCTACGCAACGCGCCATCGTCCAAGGTAGACGCGTGTTTCGTCCTTACGTAGCGTTTGTTCCTCAGGTGGTTTTGTTTGACTGGTAAGCTTGAGCTGTCATACACAGCATGTCGCACAAGGCTTTCAGAACTAAACAAAATGGACCTAGAACCTGGCAAAGGATTGGTAGGATCGTACACAACAGCAATTGCAATACCACCTTGCGTCGTTGCGGAGCAAGATGGTTTGTACTGAATACGTAATGTCTCGAACTCATACTTCTCAAACCCACTTGATATTGATGATAACCATGGAAAAGTGTTACCATCACCAGGATTAAGATTGTACCTAAGTATATTATTTGTTCGCTGTTGTCCAGCATAAATGTACTCAAAGTTTGAGTTAGCACTGTCAACAACATTAACGTATTCTCTGTGCGTAATTCTGCACTCATTTCTTGCAGTTGTGATTTTTGGGTTTGCGGCCTTCTTGCCGCCAGACGTCCTAGATAACTGGACCTGTGTTTTATTTTTATTTTTATTGGAATTAGTAAGGTGGTGTCTTTAACGTTCCAGGACCCCTCAATCCATGTAACGCGATCGCCCACACGGCCAAACTTTCTGGGAAACTCTCATCTCCTTAAGCGGGCACTCGGCCGTGCTCCCTGAGGTAAATACCTCTCCCACTCTCCCAGCTAGGCGTCCTATATGAAGCTAAGGGCGCATTGTTTCACTCAGTCCGTAATCAAAGCTGGTGGAGTCTTACTCAGTTGCGCGACACTGCGTACAGTGCATACGTCTTCCAATTTGCAATGGCACATGGTTCAGATTAAGCATCAATGGAATTACGTCCTTATTAGACCACCATGTTCTAGCTTATTGCATATCCTTCCGTGATTTTTGCTCGGGTGGAGCGAGATATTGAATGGAATCAAGCATCCTAGGAGGCTCAATAATGGGTTTTGTATAAACAGGATCTGGGAGCATGTCATAATAGTTCTCTAACATGATTTGTTCACTTGGAGTGATGTCAAAAGCAAAGTAGAAACTGATTCGTTCGGACCAAGTTGGTTCACGTTCCTTCAACTCCAGCCCGTCGATCAGCTCCTGTCTAAATTTGAAATAATAATCACCTTGTGATGGAATCCATGGTGTCGCCCCTCTTCCTAACCACTTGTAGAACGACTGGAAGATAGGTAGCCCTCCGGATGACGCCATCCCACATCCTGCAATTGCTCCAATCTGTCTCCCATACACCTTCTTACTACTAACTGTCTTTGTAGTAATCAGATCAGAATACAATCGCTTTGTGGGTCTTGGAACCAAACGATAGCCATCTTCCCCATATTTCACTGGCCGTGATTGACAAAACTCGACTTCCTC